TCCCGTTTACTTAAGGATAAGGACTATAAGCATATACTCAAAAAAGCGGTATTAGTTGATGACGTTGATAAATTATACAATGATGATCCGCATTGGTCAGAGTTTAGAAGAATTTACTTTGATAATAAATTAACTGATTCTGTAGCATTCGCAAAAGAATACTACTATCAAAACCAAGATAAAATGCAGTATCCAGTCCTATGGCCTGATAAATGGGACTGTTTAGACCTCGCTATAGATTATTACAGTGACAGTACTTCATTTAAACAGGAATTACAAAACGATGCAAATAAGATTGGTGAGAAGTGGTTTAAATCGAATAAAACTGAATCACTTAAAATCATTGAATCACATACCTTTGTCAAAACCATGCTTTGTGTAGATCCTGCCAGTACATCTAACAAAAAATCAGACAGCTTCGCTTTTCTTGTGGGAAGTTTGTCAGACAATAGTTTTAAGTATGCGAGGAAAGCTCAACTCTTAAAATTAGATGCTAGAAGTGAGTTTGATAAATATATTGAGCATATTGTTAATCTTTTAAAGGATTATGATGATATCACAACAATTTACATCGAAAAAAACACCTTTAATGGTAGTGATGCCCATAGTTTAGAGCAATATATAGAGAAAGACCCAATGTTAAAACATAGGGATTTAAATATTATCAATAAGCAACAATTAAAGAACAAAGATGACCGTATTAGTGTCATCGTGCCAGAGATAAACAATGGAAGAATTATTTTTAATAGTGAAGACCAAGAATTCATAGATGAAATTATGGAATTTGCGGGGCAGGAATATACCCAACATGATGATGCAGTTGATATTACAGCTTCTTTTTCAGATATGATTTCTGATATTGAGGTTATTAACAAAGTAGAATTCCTAGATAAAAATAAACTGTTTTCGAGAGGAAGGTGATTTGAATTTTTGATGTTGATGCAAATAGAGAACTATTAACTAAGGTATTTAGTAATTTTCAACTCCAATATCATGTAAATATGAAGATGTATCTATATTACATGGGCATTACAGATACAGGACATCATTATAATGCTTCATCTAATGGTTCTTATGATGATATTTTCATAAATGAATTCAATTTGGATGCAGAAGGTGCCGGAAATTACAATTACGTTAATGATCGCTACAATAAGAGAATTAATGCTAATTTTATTAAGAAGTTCGTGAAGGAAGAGGTCAGTTATTCAGTAGGGAACGACATTACCTATACAAGTCATAGTGGGAATGAAAAAATAACTGAATCTTTGAGATTGAATATGGCACATTGGAAGGCTGATCATGATGCCAACCTTGCTAAAAATATGCTCATTTATAGTCAAGCATACGAATTATACTACATTGATAAAAATGCACAGTTCTCAAGCAGAATAATCTCTCCTAGACATGGTATTGCTTTTATTGATAACTGTGATAACGTGATATTCTTTTTGCATATCTTCAGAAAACCTTATGAAGATAAAGGTATATATATTGATATTTATACCGATTCTGAAATTATTCATTGTAATGAAACTTTTAATGAGATTGCTGAAAGGACTTCTCATCCCTTTAGAAGCGTTCCTGTAGGTTTGGCGGTTGTCTCAGAAGAAGGCTGGTTAGACTCACTTTATAAGGATCTTAAATCACTTCAAGATAGTTACGAACAGAATCTTGGAGACATTTCTAGTGAAATTACTGAGTTCAGGAATGCATATCTGGTATTAAATAATTTAGCTTTACAAGATGGTGATCTGGAGGAAATGAAGCAAAAAGGGGTAATGCTTACAAAGGGGAAAGACGGTTCAGCACAATTTTTGATAAAAAATATTAATGATACTTTCATTCAAAATACCCTTACTACATTAGAAGATAAAATGTATCAGTTAAGTTGTCACATAAATTCCAATGAAAAAATGAGCAGCAATACCAGCAGCTTGGCATTAAGAGCTAGGCTTATTTCATTAGAGGAAAAATGTAAACTAAATCAAAAAGCATTGGAAAATTGTGTAAAAACAAGATTGAAAATGCTTTTTACTTATTTGAATAACTTAAAGGGAACTAATTATGACTATAGAGATATAAATATTAAATTCACACCAAATATTCCATCTGATGATCTAACAAATTCACAAGTTGTTACTGCCCTGGGTGATAGATTGAGTTCAGAAACAGCTTTAAGTTTGTTCTCTTTTGTGGATAATCCACAGAATGAAATTAAGAAAGCAACAGAGGAAGCAAAAGCTAACAGTATCGGTGCGAATTTATTGAACCCTGAGAAGGTGTAATAAAATGAAAGTGATGGTGAATGATGAAAGAATATTTAAATAGTATAGGTTGTGAATTATTAAAGGATAATGATGATGCGTTGGAATTTTCATATAAATTTAATAATGATAAAGAAGTAAAATTTAGTTTGTCAAAATCAAATATGGATGGCATTTCTATAGAAGATTCAGTTAAAAAAATAATTGATGTTTATTCACAATACTGTTGTAAGCGGTAATAAGTAATGGCTGATAAGATTAATCCAAATTACAGGAAAAAGATAGAGGATATAAAAGTTGAAGGTGAAGATTTCGCTGATAGTGCCATGAAAGATGTTTATTTAGAGCAAAAAGAAGCGCTTGATGAAGTGCATAATATGGTAGGTAAAATATATATTAATTATGCTGCTGCTGGTCTTTTAGTATTAACTTCAGCACAAAAAAGCCAAATTATAGCCAATGTGAAGAACACTTTAAAGGAAATGGGGCAAAAATTAGGTAAAAGTGAGATTGATAAGGTTACTGCGATACTAGGAAATGTTTTCAAAGATACATATTATCAAAATGCTTATATCATGGAATCTGGTTTGAAGGTTGAATTAAAATTCAATATTTTAAAGCAAGAGTTCATAAATTCAGCGGTAAATAAGGAATTTATAGGTGAAATGTTCTCTGATAGAATATGGACAAACAAAGCTGAAATGATTGATAAACTCCAATTATCTATTATTGAAGCAATGAAGGGTAATGTACATCTCGATAAGGTAGGCAGGGATATTAGAGATACTTTTAATGTTACTGCTTATGAGTCTCAACGGTTAGTACGCACAGAAACGGCTAGAATTCAAACTCAAGCAACATACGATATAGCAAAAAGTACAGGTGTTAAACAACAAATGTACTCAGCAACATTAGACATGAAAACTAATCCTAAAGATGCTATTTATGACGGTAAAATCTATGATATTGATGATCCGGATAAACCTAGCATTCCTATGCACCCAAATTGCCGATGTTGTTGGATAAATGTTCCCTATGATGGCTGGAGTCCAACCGCCAGAAAAGATAATGAGAGTAAGAAAATTATTGATTATAAGGATTATGAAAGTTGGTCAAAAGCTAAAGGAATTGAAAAATAAATAATTAAAGGTTAATTAGCATCCTAAAATAGGGTGCTTTTTATATGCAAAAAATTAACTGCACTCTATGGACATTAGTACATATAGGGCAAGAAAGAAGGAAAAAACATGGCAATTGAAAATTTTGATGAGGTAAAAGCGTATTTTGAGACTAATAAGGATAATGAAGACGTTAAAGGCTATATTGGGGGTTTAAATCCAATAACACCCGATAGAGTTAGTCAGTTTTTGGAAGGTGAAGATGGTAAGAAAATTCTGCAACCTAAGTTAGATCAATATCATTCTAAATCTTTAGAGTCCTGGAAGACAAACAATATCTCTAAATTAGTTGATGAGGAAGTTAAAAAGAGATTTCCTGACGCTGATCCAAAAGATGTTGAGTTGAAAAAATTACAGGCAGATATTGAGAAAATGAAACAAGATGCTTTAAGAAAAGACCAAACAAACAAAGCTTTAAAAATTGCACAAGAAAAGAAACTACCAACTGATTTGATAGATTTCTTTATTGGTAATGATGATGAGACTACAACCGCAAATCTTGAGAAATTTATGGCAACAATGGCTGCACATGATGAAGCAATTAAGACTGAATTTGCAATGGGTAATTCTTATACTCCCCCTAAAGATGATAAATCCAATCTTAGTGGAGATGAAAAAACTAGAGCAGAGATACAGAAATATCTGAAATAATTGTCTTTTTGGCCTAGACATTAAAGAAGGTACTTTTTATGTAAAGAAGGAATTTTAAAATGGCAAATACATTAGCATATGCGGAAATTTTTATGCAGGAATTAGATAAACAAGTTGTGGCAGGGGCTACTTCGGGATGGATGGAAAGTAATGCTGGACTTGTTCAGTACAATGGTGGAAATACTGTCAAAATACCTAAATTCTCTATGGATGGACTTGGGGATTATGATCGAACTAGTGGTTTCCCTCAAGGTTCAGCTACATTAACTTATGAAACTAAAACAATGACTCAAGATCGTGCTCGTACCTTTATGCTTGATAGCATGGATGTAAATGAAACTAATTTCGTAGCAAATGCATCTAATCTTATGGGTGAGTTTCAGAGAACCCTAATCATTCCCGAAATTGATGCATATCGTTATTCTACTATAGCAAAAGCAGCTATTGCAGGTTCTCAGGCCAGTGGTGGTTATACTCCTGCTGTAGCAGATATTTATTCCAAATTGAAAGCTGATATTACTAATATTCAGGACGTTATTGGGGCAGTTCCTTTAGTAGTTACAATGAGTACTGCTACATTGGGTGTTTTAGAAGGTTCTACTGAATTAACTCATCAACTTGCAGTAGGAGCATTTAATGGAAATGTGAATTTACAGGTAAAACAGGTTAATGATTGTCCTATCATTGAAGTACCTAGTACAAGATTTAAAACTGCTTATGCATTTTTCGATGGTAAATCTACTGGTCAGACTGCTGGAGGATTTGTTCCAGTTGCAAAAGCAAGTGTTACTATAGGTGATGTTAAATATGAAGCAGCTTCTGTTGGTTTAGCAGGTAATGCTTATACAGTAACAATTGTACAAGGAACTGGTGTAAGTGCAACAACTGCTGGTGTTGTTACTGCTGCTGGTGCTCTTACTATCACGTTAGGAACTAATAGTAGTTCTGTTCCTCTGTCTGTTAAAGCTAGCGATATTGCAGCTTTAACCTTTACTGGCGATGGTGCTGCCTTGATTACTGCTACTGCTGTTAGTGCGAATACTGTACAGAGTGCGTCAACTGTTAAATCTCTTGCTAGTGGAGCTGGGAGTGGTGCTATAGCTAAATCAATCAACTGGATTATCTGTGCTGCAACTACTCCAATTGCAATTAGCAAAACTGATAATATGAGAATCTTTGATCCCAAGATTAATCAAACTGCCGATGCATGGAAATTAGACTATAGAAAATACCACGATCTCTGGATTATGGACAATAAACTTTCTACAATCTTCGTAAATGTTAAAGAAGCTTTAGTATAGAAAAATAATAGGAAAGATTAACTGGGATGGTTTTATACCATCCCTTCTTTTTTGAGGAGTTGAGGCGATGCCTATTAATGTATTAGACGATATTAAGACCATTCTAGGAATACAGGACACATCAAAAGACAGTTTGTTGAATGTTTATATCCGCAAAGGCATTATATTGATTACCAATTATATAAATACACCTATTACTGTTCCACCTCTAGACGTTGAAATAGTCTATCCTGATGCTTTAATAGAGTATGTAATACTTTGCTATCGTAAAAGAGGGAATGAAGGGCTTAAATCTTATGGTCAAGGTTCTCGATTAGGGAGTTATGGGGATGAATTGAGCGATACAGTTAAAGCATTATTGCCTTCACCCTATATTACAATGATGGGAGCTAGGTGATAAAAACATGTTATACGGTTATAAAGCAGGAATCTATATGCGAGGCGAGTCTGCCAAAGTAAATGGGATTAATATCAAGGGATCTTTGGCATGGATTAAAGATGTTGACTGTGATATACAGCCATATAGCAAAGAACTATTAATCAAGCAGTATGGATATGACATTGAGGTCAATAAGAGAATATTTATGGACTTCGATACTGATATAAAAATTGGGACAATTCTTTATTATACTAATTCGCAAAATAATGTTGAGATATATGAAGTTAAAGCCATTCTTTGGGAGGATGAACCAACAATGGAAGTAGTATGTCTTAAAGTAACAATACCTGAGAATTATTTCCTTAGTGCTAATATGACAACTTAATTCAGAAAGGAGGGAGGATTAATTGACGAATATTAAAAGAGATGATAAATATTCTCCTATTCCACAATATTTAAATCTAGAAACAAATGAATACGAAGCTCTTACTGGTTCAGATGGAGCTTCAAATGTTAATATAAAATCATTTGCTGATGCTGGTACTGATGCAACAGGGGTTATTCAGCCTACAGGCGGTACAGGCATTAGAGGATGGTTAAGTGGAATTTATTCAAAATTGATTGAAATATTTACAACTTTAGGTGATAAAACAGATGAAGCAGTAATAGATCCTACATTATCTGCTTCTGAAATTTCATTATTAAAAGGTGTTTTAAAGCAATTACAAGGTAATCAAAAGGTTTCATTAGTTTATAGTAATGAGAATTATGGTATTCCTATTTCCATTCCAACTACTGAGACTGCCATTACTACAGGTGATACATGGGTTTATAACATTATTGTAAATAATATTATGCCTGAACCTATGTGCTCAGTTCAATTTTCATTGATGAATGGTGATGGTACTGTTATTTTTAGTAATCTTTATGCCAGTCCCATGGAAATTAATCAAATCCAGGGGCCAATATTTTTCAAAGGTGGTATTAGGGCGGTAGCAAATACCGAAGGTGCTACTATCATCCTAACTACTTAGAGGTGATTAATAATGGAATATAAAAGTTATAAGAATCAAGTTATGGCAGCTATGAAACTTTGTAAAAAGGAATTTGCGGAAGGTGTAGGAACTTTAGTAATTGCCGAAGCACAGAGTCTTACTATTGTTGATACAGGCAATCTTAAACGTTCGGAAGTCTTTGAAGTTATGCCAGGGAATGAAGGGGTTTATGTTGGGGTTACGCCAGATGCACCTTATGGATTGACAATTGAAAAAGGGTTATCAGGTCATAAAGCACAGCCTTTTCTTGAACCAGGAGCAATGAATTCAATTCCTAAGATTATAAATGTAGCCGAACAAGTTTATCGCAATAATATAGGCGGTGGTAGTTAATGATAGACGTTTATAGCTTGCTTGCTAGTATTATTGAACCTATATGTCCTTGTTGGGTAGGTCATTATCCGACAGATCAAGATGGAGAAGATAATAAAGTTTATCCCTATGTGGAAATAAAATTTCCTAGCATTCTCCCGAACAATACCTTTAGTGATAAAAATTTATTAGAAATAGATATTTGGGACGATAAAGACACTGATATAAGAGAAATAGAATTTATCACAGATTCAATTCACAAAGAATTGAATTTTTTTAATGTAAATACTGATACGTTTCAACTCAGTATTACTAGAAATACACCTTATAAACTTGAATTACCAGACCCTATTATAAACATTCAGCGTAGACAATTAAGGTACATAGTAAAAGTTTATTATAAATAATAAATGAAATGAGGTAATAAATTATGAGTGAAAGTACTAACGCTATAGGCTATACCGCCGATGTTCCCAAGCATTTATTGCTAAACACCGGGGCGATTTATACAAACTATGGTTTAGCCGATGAGAAATTATTTGGAGCAGTAGCTTCAGGGAATGAGTTTGATGTAGCAATAAAAACTTTTAATCCAAAGGTTGGTGGAATAACAAATTCTAACGTAAAAGGCATGCAATTTATAACGGATGTTGCAGTCTCTTTGAAGGTCAATATGTTGGAGTTTACCACTGATATATTGAATGCATCTTTACAAGGTTCTGTTGTTGATACTACAACAAACCCAAATTACGATATTATAACTTTGCCTATGACAGGTGGTGTAGGAAACCAAACATATTTAACTAATATTGCGTTGGTTACTACATTATCAGGCTCCGATTTGCCAGTTGTTATTATTTTGAAAAATGCAATGGCAACAGGTGGTATAAAAATCAAGGTAGAAGATGCGAAAGACAATACTATGCCACTTACCTTTGAAGCCTTCTCTGATCCCTTGAATCCAAAAGATTCTCCCTTTGAAATCTATTATCCAAAAGTTTTCAATTATATAACTCCGCTTACTTTAGTAGGCTCTCCTGTTATTGACAATGGAAAAGTATTACTTAACTTCTCCGATACAATTAATACTGCTGTATTCAAAGATGGATTTACTGTAAAATTGCTTGGAGCGACAGACGTAATAACAGCTATTGCAAGGGGCGTAAACCAATTAAATACTATTTTACTAACATTGACAACTGCACCTACTTCCGGTCAAGCGGTAACAGTTGCTTATACTTTACCTGCATCTGGCGTGCAAATCACTTCA